GGTGCAGATAACCTGGGCCAACTGTCTCGCGGTCCAGTGACCGCTTGACCATGTCCTTGGCCGTGTCAGTGTTGAGCGTTAACACCGGAACATCGCCACGTGCAATGGATGCGAACGGTTTTGCGTTGCTCGCCTTGTCGGTCGAATCCGGCCATGTTTGTTTATACAAGTCGGCTCGCTTGTTTGAACCACCACGAACCAATCGAACTCGATCGCCCTTGCCCTGTGCATGACAGTCGCGCCAGAATTGACGGGCATTTGGCGAGAGCCCTGGTGCGCCATGCATGTCCATGAAGACAGCTTTGATTGACATCATCCGGCCGTCATCGGTCGGGTATTTCTTGTCAATCATCTCAGGAAACAAAACGGCTAAGTCTTCGACGTACGTGGCCGCCTCGATCACGACCGGCTTGCCGTTAACATCCTTGCGAGATTCAGAGACAGTGATTGCGTGTCGATCGATAACGGTGTATTGGCCATCAATGCCAAATGCGTGCACTTGCAAATCAAGCGAATAAGCCTGGTTATCTATGGTGCCGATCAGGTACCGACCCCAGTCAGGAACAACACCCTTCTGATGCGGTGCCTCAACATCCTGTGCTTTTTCCATTAGTGACTTAGCGCTGGTATCGCTTTGACGGTGTAGCGATAGGAACGGTGCGCCCTGATCGACGTTTACCGTGCCTTTGAGCTTGTCCTCACGGCCGGTTCGATCGAATGAATCCAAACCAGCCAGCGTTCTTTCAAATATTCCCTGCCAGCTTTGAAATGCGGCAAACCAACCAGGCATCCAATAAGAGTCTATTTCCGTGTCATAGACTTGACCGGAGACTTCTCCATATTGATTAATCATTTGACCTTCAGCAACCCACACGCCTGATCGCTTTAAGTGGTGCTCGTGAGAGTAACCATCGCCATCAAGATCTGTTTGCGTATTAATCGAACCGCAAATAGCACAAGGCAAACCACAATCACGAGCTCGGTCCTTGATACTTGAATAATCACCCGCCTCAGGTATAAACGCCGATCGATAATCAGGACCGGGCAACCAGTACTCGCCGCAATGCTGGCACTTTGCATATAACCGGTGACGTGTGCCTTCGTTGTAGAGCTCAAGAACACCTTCGCATGGCGGTGCAAGGTGTGGAGATTCGGCCGGTATCACCCAAGACGAATCAAGTATCGGTCTCGATGGTGACGACTCAGCGCATGTCATGCCTCGACTTAAGAACGTTTGCGTTCGCTTCGAACCCATGACCCATGCTGAACCATCACCACCGATGTCCAGGTCATAACGTTCGTAATCGGACAACAAAACCTTGCAGAAATCCAACGTCGACAAAGTGTTTTTTGTCGGACTAACCAGCATCACACAAGCACCAGATTTGTAGGTTTTTTCGCCAATGTTGTTATCAGACGATTGATCACCCAACTCTGCACGGATGTCTGGAGAATGCCGATGCATTTTATCCAGCCGCCTCTTCGAGAATCGTTCAGCTGTTCTGCCAGAAGGAAAAACCAGCAGCATGTCAGTCGGGTCGCACATAACGTTGTGCGCCACCCAGTTATCCCCTAACGCTTGAGACTTGCCGGTCCTTGCAGGGCCAACGAATACGACACCTTTATGCAATCGAGACGTTAGTGTCTCTGCAGGCTTGTTCATGTAGTAGGTCAGATCATTAGACCAATCACCAGACTCGGTTTTGACGTACGCCTCAGCAGCTTTCGGGACCGTTAAGCGCTCACCAACCCGGACCAACTTTGAAGTTTCCTTCAAAATTTCATTCCAGCTGGCGTAGCTCATTAGTCGTTAGCTAGATCGGCGAAGTTGTCACACAACTTATCGGCTAATACCGCGGTTCGCGCTATGGCCTTCGGCGGCAACCCTGCATCACGTTCAAGCACATCGGGCAGCGTCAACAGAAAGGCCTTCATAGTTTTAAACAAACTGGCCTGACCTGCACGAACCTCAGATTTGGGTACCAGATCAGCATCATCTTTAAGCATGATCTTTCGGACCTTCTCGCCGTCGTACCATTCCTTTCGGCTTTTCGGGTCAAGCTTGTCCGGATGCAATTGGCCTTCACCTAAACCAATAACGAGATCGTTTCCATCATCGTCGGTCTGCGGCTGGCTGTTCGGTGTCGTTTGTTTTTTAGCGTATTGAGCCAGGGGCAATGCAACATCAGCAATCCAATAAGTCGGATGCCCTCTGAATTTATTACCCCTTGCCTCGACACCTTCGAGAAGCGTGTCCACACGTCGCCTATCGATTCCAAACTCATTGGCAAGATCAGACTTACTCCAACCCTGCCGAGCCTTAACAGCATGCACTCAGCTCACCTGCTGCTGTGGCGCATAGAGGTTTGAAATATTCACGAAAACCGGGAGGCTTACCACCCGCTATGACCGTATATGCATGGGAAGGACCCGTTGATTAATAATGCGGCGACGCAAAACATAAAACATTGCTGCCAATGTAGCGATATCAGATCAATCTGTCGCATGACCTGTTAGCCAATTTGAGTTGCAGTTAAATAGCTGCCTGCGCGTACTATTACTGTGTCTGCATGTATAATTCGCTGAGCATATGAAAGAGTAAGTATTCCTGTTATCGAATCAACTTTTATGGAGCCTTTGATATTTACGTGCATATCCAGTAAAGCATCTCCTGCAAACTTCGCTTGATCAGTATCAAAACCAGATGCTGTTTGCATTTGGGCTACCGTCGGCGCAGCATCTCCGAATGTAGCTCCGTTAAATCCTACTGCTCCAGACAACTTAGTTTCAGAATAATTGATAGTAGTTTGTATATCGCTAGTTGCGTTTGCTCTGTATTGAATGAAGCCTTCTATGCTGAACTCACCTACTTTATTAAGTAGAAAAGATAAGCTGCCAGCAGGGTTTGGTAACTGGTATTGATTATTTGAATCGAACGAGTGATCGTTTAATAAGTAATCCTTAAATGGTGTAATACTGCTGGGAGCACTTGCCGAATCTTCGCTCGCGGGTATCGCATCCCATGTATCACTTTCTGGGTAATACCCCAACACATCCAACACTTCTTTTGTAACATCATCTACAACACCAAGTATAGGGAATGGCCCGCTTTTACTGACTTCTGCTGGTATGCCCATTTCTATTAACCTAAATTAGATTGACATCTGACACGATGGTCGGAGCGAGATTTGCTGAGTTATCGGAAAGCTCCGCGTCCAATGGTTCTGATGAAGATTTACCTCTTAGTCTGAGGGCCGTGCCCCATCCATTATCACCAGTTAGCGTAGCGTTTTCCATTTTGAACGATTCGACACTATTAATCTCAATAACATCTGTATCTATGTTATTTGCAACGATAGTTGGGTTATTTAACTCCAAACCAACTGGACGTCCACCGTTAGCTTCTCGACATAAAATCCCAGCTAGAATAAATGGCACATAAACTCCATTCTGAATTGATCCTCCCTCTGAAACGCGACGTAACTTGGACCCATCAATATCAAACGTTGGATTATTAAATACCGGCGTATCGCTGGTGCCATCAACAACCAATGCTCCGATATTCGTAACATCATTGCAAACCACACCGGTCGAGTTACGTATTGCTATAGGTGTTTTATTTACATCAATAGCGCCCAAATGAACCCCGTCAACATCAGCCAACGCCCATATCTGATCTTGGTCAATGTAATCATAATCCTGCTCACCAACAGTTATACCGCTGTGTAGCCAAATATTTTGATTAATAATTGAATGTTCGAAATCTACGTTTTGAACGTTATTCAAAGCACCTAGCTCACAGTTTCCACCTATTCCAATGTCTATATTGGATGAGCCAGTCTGCCCAAAAGTAACGCCGTTTCTCATGCAGTCATCAATAAGAGTGTTATCCAAAAACACACCACTAACATCTCCAAAATTAAATCCATCTCCACCGGCACGAACGCTTCTAACGTTTCTCAGTAAGACGTTAGTACAGTCACGTAACAGAATGTTTGACTGGTGCATAATTGTGGCGTTATCAAATTGGATAGTTGCGCCGTGCTCATCGTATCCGTTGTCTATACCTTCTTTTCCGATCCAGTCATATACTGCCAAACCGTCGCCTTTCCAATAATCAACCGCGCCATGCTTTATACCATGCGTGGTGTTCAATCGAGATGGTGTGTCAGGGTGATAGTGATTGACCCAGTAACCATCAATCTCAAGATCAGCAAATTCTAAGTTACTGCTATTGATTATGTTTATTGGTCTGACTTGATTAAATCCGCCATTATCAGTGAATCTTATGACTGTCCCAGCGTCTTTCCCGAGACCACGCACCAGCATAGTGTTTAAACCTCCGGCACTATCAGATTTAAACGCTGTTTTTCCTCCTTCTAATCCTATAAGGTCGTAGTTACCAGGAGTAGTTAGATTTAATGTCCCCCCACCATTCGCCAGCATCGCTGCGAGCTGAGAAACAAAGTTACTTGGCGTGCAGTCGTAGATTGGTAGTGGGTCAGTAGCAAATAAGCCGTGCTGCTCAAGTGTCTTGACACCAAAATCGTTGTTTGAGTACGTTACCTTATATTCGAAGCGTATTCGTCCCCATAACGCAGCAGAAAGCTTATCGATCTCTAAACTGCCCATTGTCCCGGTTATAGCTGTAGCGGTATTCTCAGCTTCCTTAATAAGCCGATTGTCTGTGATTAATGTTGGAGCTGCAGCAAGAGAATCACCGCTGATAATGATTTCCTGGTTACTCTGATCTAACATTGTTAGCTTGAGTTGATATTCAGTTGCAGCGGCCGCACTATCAGATAAATGAGCTATTGTGTATTTCACCGCCTGATGTGTTATTGATGCGTCAACCGTTAGCTCTTCTCCTGCAAAGTTTCGACGTACCCACACGTTGGAACCGAACGCTTTTTCCCAAATTGAACCGTCATCCTGATACCAAAGAAAATTATTATTCGCAACTAAGCGCTCTGCCTTGGTTCCTACACCAACGGCACTTTGACCAAGGTTCAATATTGGATCAAATCCAGTCATAACTCGATGCTCCGAACGTTATCCACCTATTGATCTACGCCAGTCCCTGAATGACGACACGATATTCATTGTTGGCCGGGGGTGCTGCGAAATCGAATGTGTAAGTTACAGATGCAGCCGGACCGGCGCTTTCTCCTGCCCAATAGCGCTCGCCACCTGATTCCTTGTATAACGCAGCAGTCACATTGCGCGTAAAGCCATGTGTCAACGCAAACGTGGTTGCAGTTGCATCACCAATTAATGTTGTGAATTGCTGCGTTCGATTACCAAGGGCGAAATTTACCGTTGCTGAAAAGTTGGCGTCATCACCCAAAGCTGCAGCAAGCTCATTCAACGTGTTCAGCGCATCTGGGGATGTATCAATCAAAGTGGCTATTTGGTTGTCTACAT